GTAGTTTCAGCTCGATTCGCGAATTGGAAAGCTCAATCACCACATTTCTGGCACTGCGAAATGCCCAGCCGACTCGCTACGTTTGGAACGCTAAGGGAGAAGATATTTTGAACAAAATACAGCGAGCTCGCGCGGCAATGAGCACGCAGGCATGAGAGAAGTTAATTTTGAGACGGTACACTAGTGCACCAGGCCTACAGCAATGTTCTGGCCGTCATCGGTCGCCAGCGTATAGACCTTCAGGCAAGCGCAGAAATGACAGTAGTGATCAGTGATCCCATTCGAGGACTCGCTTGGTCTGTACCTGTTCATCTGATCTATGAACACCTGATCGCTGCCGGCCACGGCAAACCCTTCTTCCCCGCCACTTAAACACCCCCAAACATTGCCTGCCCCACTCCAGTGGGTATGGGTGAGCTGCGCCTAAATTCGAGGTTTAACGATGGCCAACGCCGTGATCGTCACCGCTCAATTGCCCCAGGCAGAGGCTCAAGCACTGCTTGAAGCACTGCGTGAACAGTATCGCCTGAGGCTCAATGAATACTGGTACGACGACCAATACCGCTTTGTAGCGGACGGCCAACGCCATGGCGCAATTCTCGCCCACGTCCCTGTTATGGCAGCGCAAAAACGCCTTATGGCAGCCCTGAGCCAAAGCCTCAAAGCAGTGAAGCATTCATGAGAGACGATCTACGCCACGACGTTCTGCAGCGCATTCAGTCCGACTACGGATTGAAGCTCCGCAAATCAACCAACTATATGCGCGGCGGCACCTGCCCAAAGTGCAACAAAAAGGAGCTATACACACGCTTTGACAGCCCGTGGCAGTTGATTTGCGGCCGGCAGGAGAAGTGTGGCCACACGCTGCACGTCAAAGAGATTTACGACGACCTGTTTGAGGATTGGAGCAAGCGCGCACCCGCGACCGATAACGCCCCTACCGCAACAGCTCGCGCCTACATGGAATTTGCCCGCAGCTTCGACATGTCGCTGATAACCGGCTGGTTCACCCAAGACACTTTCTTCTCGTCACAACATGATGCTGGCAGCGCCACAGTGCGTTTCGCACTAGAGAAAGGTGGCTACTGGGAGCGGTTGATTGATCGTCCTGCCCGATTCGGGAAAATGAAGGCGCGCTTCAAACCAGGCGAAAGCTACAAAGGTGTGTGGTGGTGCCCCCCGAGTGTCGAGCTGCTGGACGTCAAAGAGCTGTGGATTGTCGAGGGGATCTTTGATGCCATCGCGCTGGTGCATCACGGCGTGGCAGCAGTATCTGCTATGTCGTCCAATGCATTTCCTGACGAGTCATTGAAGCGCCTCGCCAAAGACCGCGAAGGCAAATTACCGAAGCTGGTGTGGGCATTGGACAACGAGCCAGGCGCACACGCGTACACCAAGCGCTGGGTTCGCCAGGCGCGGGAACTGGGCTTTGTCTGCGAGGCGGCCCAGATCCCCCAGCGTGATGGTCGCAAGGTCGACTGGAACGATCTGCATCAGCGTTGGTGGGCCATAGACGAGGATGACAAACGGACCGAGCAGACCCAGAAGGACCTGGCCGTTGCCAGGCACCACGGTGCCCTCTTGATCGCCGACAACGCAACGGAAAAGGCGTTGGTGCTTTTCGACTGGAAACGCCGTAGTGAATTCCACCTTGAGTTTGGTAACCGCCTCTACTGGTTCAAGCTCGACCTGGAGAAATTCAACCGGGCCATGCAAGACCTCGAGGACAGCGAGCATCAGGACGATCAGTTACTGAACGACAAGCAGCGTCGGGCCAAGGCCATGCAGCAGTGCGGCGCGATTCAGCGGATTGCCACTTGCAACCCCAAGGCCCTGTACTACCAGGAGAACAAGCTTACCGACGAGTCTTGGTATTACTTCCGGATTACGTTTGCCCACGACGCCGAGCCGATCAAGAACACCTTTACCAGCTCGCAGATCGCCTCGTCCGCCGAGTTCAAGAAACGACTACTCGGGATCGCGCCCGGCGGGATGTTCACTGGCACCACCCAGCAACTGGACGCGTTCATTGAAGAGCAGACAAATGCGCTCAAGACCGTGCAGACAATCGACTTCACCGGCTACACCCGCGAACACGGTGCCTACGTTTACGGCGACGTGGCCGTGCGCGACGGCAAGGTCTACAAACTGAACGAAGAAGACTTTTTCGACATGGAGAAACTGAGCATTAAAACGCTCAGTCAGTCCGTCACGCTGAACATCAACACCGATCTGAACAAATTCACAACGCGCTGGCTCGACATTCTGTGGCAGTGCTTTGGGGCCAAAGGAATCGTCGTTCTGGCGTACTGGCTCGGGGCATTGTTCGCGGAGCAGATCCGGCAACACCAGAAGAGCTATCTGTTTCTTGAGGTAGTCGGCGAAGCCGGTGCGGGTAAGTCAACGCTGATAGAGTTTCTGTGGAAGCTGCTTGGTCGCCTCGACTACGAAGGCTTTGACCCATCCAAGGGCACACCGGTCGCCCGCGCCCGTAACTTCGCCCAGGTCGGCAACCTACCGGTCGTGCTGATCGAATCCGAACGGGAAAAGACAGACGGCAGCGCGACTAAGCAATACGACTGGGACGAGCTGAAAACCGCTTACAACGGCCGTAGCGTCCGGTCAACCGGGGTCAAGAACAACGGCAACGACACTCGGGAACCGCCGTTCCGCGGTGCTTTTGTGTTCGCCCAAAACCATGCAGTGAATGCCTCGGAGCCCATCCTGCAGCGGATAGCCCACGTAGGCATGACCAAGGACGGCCAGACCGCCAAAACCAAACTGCTGGTGGAAGAGCTTGAGCAGATGCCAGTCGACAAGGTGAGTGGCTTTCTGTTGATGGCAACAACCCGGGAAGCGCAAGTGATGCAGACCGTGAAAGCGAGTGTGCCGCTCTATGAACAGCGGCTGCTGCAGTTGCCCGAGATCCGCACGGTGCGTATTGCCAAGAACCACGCCCAGTTGCATGCGCTGGTCGACGCCCTGGTGCATGTCGTGCCTCTGCAGCAGCACCAGGTTGACGCTGCCCATGCCGAGGTTCAAAGCATGGCCAAAGAGCGACAACTAGCAATCAACGCTGATCACCCGATGGTCGTTGAGTTCTGGGAGCTTTACGAGTACCTGAACAGCCACGCTGGTGCGTTGAACCACTCTCGTAATGAGGGGCTGATTGCGGTGAACCTGAACGACTTTGCCGAAGCTGCGGCGAACAAGCGGCAGAAGGTCCCGGATCTGGCCGAACTCAAACGTCACCTAAAAACCAGCAAGTGCCCGAAGTTCATCGAGACAAACCGCAACGTGTGTTCGTCCTGGGATATCGACGCCGCTGATAAGCCGAAAACCGTGCGTTGCTGGATTTTTCAGGCCGCTTGATCACCAACGCGAGGAGGAACACATATGCACATTCAAGTCATCACGGGCGAAGGTTGGCAAGGCGCTACGAAGCAGCTCAAGCATTTGAAAGAACTGCACGATTGGATCGGCGAAGCAAACCAACTGGTACATGCCGAGGCATACAGCGCTGCTGGCCTGGTAGAGATTCTGGAAGTTCGGAGCGCCACAAAGCAGGAGCTTTTGGTACTGGAATGCAGCCGGGATCAGATCCAGGCGGTGCTGGAATGGCAATCAGAGACGGAAGATCTGGTCGATCTGGAAGACTTGGTGATTCACCTGGTGCGCAGGGCAGGTCTGCAGCCATAAGAAACTGACGCCAAAGATGTCAGCAAAAGAACGGTACTGAGGAGTTGCAGCTCCCCAGTACCAACCACTACTAGGAGTACGGTAATGAAGACGGAACATCCAAGCAGCAGCGATCCAAAGGCTAGCACACCATCCCAAAACCTGCTGACTATCGCCCTGGTCGGCGCAGCATTGATCGGTTACCAGGTGCACAAGACTCCGCACGCTCGCGGGCGACTTGAAAGCCTGGCCACACAGGCCACGACCCAAGGAGATCTGAGCGCCAACGACATGCGCGTTCTGGCCAGCATTCTTGCAATCCCCTCCCCCAGTAATTGAACCGTCAGGTTCTGGCTTTGAGCATCAGGGCGGGACGTTACACTGCCCTGATTGCTGCTTGAGATAGAGAGCAATCATGAACTCCCAAACGAGCAATGTTCTCACTTTTGAGGACCTGCAGCGCATCACCGGCTACCAACGCCGCTCCGACGTCGAACGTTCGCTGATCACTCAGGGGATACGCATGTTCCGGGGGCGCACTGGTCCGTGGACGACGCTGGATCTAATCCACCACGCTGCGGGCATAGAGTCTGTAACCTCAGAGAGTTATGACACCAATATCCTATGAGGAAAGCGCGTAAGCGGAAGCACAATCCGCACATCCCCCCACACATCGACCAGGCCGCTCTTCCAGCGGCCATCTATTTTGATCATCGCAACGCCGGCGTCTGGTACACGCTGCATTACGACGAGACCGGCAAACAGCGCCGGCGCAATGTGGCACCTGCTGACGTGAGCCTGGCCGAGTTGCATCAGATAATGGAGCAAACCTCGGGCGTCGATAAAGGCACATTGCGTTACGTCTGCGCACAGTTTCACCTGAGCGATCGTTACAAGAAGCTCAGCCTCAAGACTCACAGCGACTACTGCTATTCGCGAGACGTTTTGCTGGATATCCCTACCCGGCTGGGCAAGCCGTTGGGGGATCTACTGGTGAAGAAATTCACGGCCGCATTGATCCAGCGGATTGTCGATCGCCTGGCCGACGAAGGCACGCCGTCCAAAGCGGCGCATGTCCTGCGCTACCTGCGCCGGGTACTGCAGTGGGGGCGCAACCGGGGCTATCTCGACAGCAATCCGGCGCAAGGCATTGAAGCGCCTGTTGAGCGCAAACGCCGACGTTTACCGGAGCACCAGGTCATGGAAACGTTGGTCGACCGCGCCCTGGCATTTGGCCGTTTGGCCAGGAACGAGAAAGGTGGCTGTCCGGAGTACCTGAGCTACGTGATGGAGATCGGTTACCTGTGCCGCTTGCGGGGCATTGAGACCATCACCCTGACCGACGCCCACGAGCTGACCGAAGGAGTCATGACCAACCGGCGCAAGGGCAGCCGGGACAACATTGTCCGCTGGACGCCACGCCTGCGCGCCGCCTGGGAGGGAGCGAAGGCCTACCGGGCCAAGGTGTGGGCCAGCAAATCAACGGTCGTTCCGATTCGTCCCGACCGGCGTTACATCATCGTGGCCAGTCACGGTGGGGCTTTGCGTAAATCCAGTCTGGATACGGCTTGGCAACGATTCATCACCTCGGCCATCGAGGACGGCACGATAACGGTCGAGCAGCGGTTTGGCCTGCATGACCTCAAGCGGCGGGGGATTACCGACACAGCCGGCAACCGCGCGGACAAACAGGAGGCCAGCGGTCACCGGGACGGGGCCATGATGGATGTCTACGATCTCAGCCTGCCACTTGTTAATGCCTCACGGACGTAAATCCAATGGATACGTAACAGAGGGATTTTTCTCACACGCCTGCTTCGCATCGAGCGAGAGTGATCAGCAGCTGACGCATATGTGGAGACAGAGCAAGATGGAATGTCGAGAGGAATAGCGCCCACCCATATGTCGTGGAACCGAATGGCTCATCTGGACACTCACCTATCAATTTTAGGGTAGCTAGCCAGCTCCTTGATCCAAGAGCCATGTCGAAAACAATCTGAGGTACGTATGAAGATAAATATGGCAACGCCATCGATAGCTATTTTGCATCATCAGGAAAACCATGCTCCACAGGCAGCAAGCGCGCCTCAACCTGAGCATGGGCAAACAAATGAGCAACAGTCTCTGGACTTAGCATTGAGGCCCAGAGCACGCGGGATACATCCGTTTCTAGCCTTGATGTTGGGTGACAAAGGCTGCGCATCTTCTTCAAGTGTAAGTCTAGGAGATGATTCTACTACACAAGTTAACTTAGAAGATTTTGCGGTCGCGTCAAGAGATGTTAATCGAAACAACATCTGCGCAGGTCTTTCCACCGAGTGGCTTGTAATGAGCAACAGCGGCGACGCTGAGTCGCGCATGGACCACCTTGACTATAACGGAGAAGGGCAAAGTAACGGAGCACAGAGGCATCAGGTCTATGACGATGCTTTATCCTCGGCACTTTCAAATGACGATGAAGCGCCGTTTTTCACTGCTAGCACCGCTGTCGTCGAGAATGCAGGTTTCTCATTACGCAGAGAACCTAAAACTGTTCATGCATCAGGTGGTAGTGCGCAATTAGCCCAAACATTGGCAAACGATTTGGCTCAGGCAGGTAGAAAGCACTTACTAAGCTTGCGCTTTGCAAGCGTTCAAGGCCACGCAATCGCTAGTTCTTGTGAAGGAACTAGGTTCAAATTGTTCGATCCCAATCTTGGTGAGTTTCAATCATCCCGTAGTGAAGCCCCCCAGGTGCTTAAAGCTTTGATCGATCACTATAACAACTTGAATTACGACGTATACTGCGTAAACGAGTTTAGAGTTTCTTAGTGTTGAGTTGGTAGGCTTCGTCCTGATTTATGGACATAGCTACGCGGATAAGTGCAACCGTTTTCAGTCGACATTGAAAAGCATCAGATACCGCTATTTCGCTTTCGATTGATTCCTAATCAGTATTTCAAAAAAGGGGTGATGCCCGACATTTCCACGCAACTAGACTCTGTACGAAAAGTCGCCGGCGAAGGTCAGGCAAGGCAAAAACGGGGTAGGAAGCGAAGTCTACGGGTTGTAAATGAGCATTCCGAGCCTGTTTTTAACGCAGCATTACCGATGCGTCGCCACTTTACGTACAGAGCCTAAGACCTGCAGTATTTTTTGCGCACCAGCCCATCACTTGCCGAGCGGTACCTCTGGCGTCCAGCAGCCGAAAAAGCCCGTAAGAACGGGCTTTTTGTGGGATCGATTGAACATAAGGCGCGATGGCTACTTCAGATGAGCGAGGGGCGGCAGACGGCCAAAACCCGCCACTCGCAGCGGGCAGTTTTCAATCAGCGCCAACAGTTTGGAGAGCAGCCCGGTTGACCCCGCAAAGCAAGCCACTCAATATGCTGTGAATCAATCAGCAGGGATGATCACCGACATGGCCTTTGACGCGTATTTGAAAATTGACGGAATTCCAGGTGAAGCTCTTGACGCTCAATTTAAGGACTGGATCGAAATGGAAAATTTCGACCTAGGAGCAAGCCAGTCCGCCTCGGTCACGGCGACCAGTGCAGGCGGAGCAACGAGTGGTCGTGCTCGTATGAGTGACCTCTTCTTCCGCAAAACTGTGGACAAAGCCACCCCAAAGCTGCACGAAGCCTGCTGCAGTGGAAAGCATTTCAAAGAGGTCACACTCGCGGTCAACCGTGCAGGAACAGACAAGCTAAAATATTTGGAAATAGTACTTGAAGAGGTCATTATTTCCTCCGTTTCACTTAACGGTAACGGAGGTGTAGAGGGCGGCTTTCCCACAGAAACGGTACGATTGAATTATGGCCGTATCAAAATGACCTATACACAACAAAAACGCGCAGATGGGCAAGGGGGCGGCCAAGTGGTGGGCGGTTGGGATGCAATTTCCAACAAGGTATACGCCTGATATCACACAAGGAGATGTATGCCCATGGACACCCAATCAATAGATACCAACAAAGTAGCGTACTGCACTTTTGAATTGACAGGCCAGCCGATGAGCCAGCTGAAGTGCAGTAATAATGAAAGCTATGAGGCTTTTTCAGGATTAACTGGTTTCGCCAACGATCCTGCTGCAGTGGGTGATCTAAAACAGGGGCCACTGCCGCCTGGCCGATATTATATTCTTGATCGGGAAAGCGGCGGAAGAATGGGCTGGCTCCGAGAACCGATCTCAGATTTGTTTGCCCGGACTGATCGGAGTCATTGGTTTTCACTTTACCGTGACGACGGGAGTATTGATGATGAAACGATCGTCAGCAACGTGACTAGAGGTAATTTCAGACTGCACCCCATAGGTCCCCTAGGCTTAAGCGAGGGATGTGTCACCATGACATCTCAACTTGGCTTTGATCAGCTAAGCATTTACTTGCGTAATATGGATGGCGACAGAATTCCCGGATCCGAAAAAAAATACTTTGGAGTTTTAGATGTCATTGACCCCAGGAACAAGAAATGATGCGCTTTATTAAAGCCACCATAAAAATCTTTGCTGTAATTATAGTAGCCTCCATTATGACGCGAACCCTGATACTCAGCGGATTGGTGCGGACCGGATTAGAAACACCAGTTGGTAATGCAATTTATTTATCCCTGCACGATGTATTCAGTGTCAACGGGATAGAGGATGCGGAAACAATGGTAATCTTTACGGTACTAATTGCCTCTTTAATCATTGTGACTTTTCTGGCTTGGTTGCTGGCCAAACTGGTGACCAAATACTCTTCATGAATGAAGAATAAATATTAGATTCCGTGGCTTTCCATTAGCTACCATCTGTCGTTCGGATCTCGCTGACAACGGTTTGCCTAGCCTATCCGCCGAGTGACTGCTTCTGGCCGAAAGCTGCATCAGAATAAATCGAGCTACGCCGCCCCCTACTGAACCACGTAATAACAGCCATGGACCTCACGTTGGCCGTGGCTTTTAGGGCATTGGCACGTAACAAGAAAATCTGTAACCCACTGATATATATATTGAAAGCATCTTCCTTGTAATCAGTAGGTCCCGGGTTCGACTCCTGGTGCCGGCACCATATAAGGTTTCAAAGGTGGTTTTTGCAGCCTTTGAGATCTCCGAAAAACCCGCCTTTTGGCGGGTTTTTTCGTTTTTGGGTTTCATCGGATTCCGTTGAGTCCTGGTGGATTCCAACTGGTTTAAGGGTAGAGTGGATACTTACCTTTTCCAGTGTGCCCACTGCGGCAACTCACCCCCTTTCATAGCTGCCCTGCAGCAACCTATCCGCTTGGCCATTCCCGGGCGCTCCTACAGCTGCTGCAGCCCAACTCGTACAAGGCTTTACGGCATTCCCACTCGCGACAATCGGCGTGACAAACACCGAAGTCACCGGCAACAGCGATGCAGATGATGGTGCCGCAACCCAGGGAATGGACTGCACCTGACTGACAGTCAGGTATGCCCCAGTCATCGCCTTACTGCCTTCACCTGACTCAAGATCTCGCGGCGCCGGTCTCGTCAGCCAGTGCAGCCTCCACCCGCCCACTTCTTCGGAAGTGTTCAGGAGGCCAGATCATGAGATGCCCAAGCTTGCGGTCGTAAGGAACCGCCAGTCCCGCGTTAGTGGACAACCCTAACAGGTCGCAGGGGCCTCGATCCCTGATAATACTCAACATTCTTGGCGGGATGACAGGGGGGAAAGCTTCAAGAGTTTAAGATCAGTGAAGAGCTTGTTCAAGACATTGATCGGAGGACGGTAAAGGCAGTACTGAGGCCCCGCAAATCGTGCTGGGGCGGCTGCGTCACATCCAAGATACATTTTCAGGTGGGAAGCAGGCGTGTCTGCCGTCTGTCAGCGGAGGTGCAAAAATTGTACGATGCAGGGAAGATTGATTCACAGCCCTTGATAGGCTGAAAAAGCCTCGCCAAGCATCAGAGCGTGATGCGAGTAAAAAATTCTTGCATAAGTCACTTAAGTTGATAAATTCTGATCACGCCAAAAAAATCAGAAAAATACATATTGAGGGAACATGACACTCGACATCAGGGGAAGCATAAAAAACACGAAACTAAGCTCAAATCCATATGTGGTTTTTGAAGAGCTTATTTCTAACTCTATCGACTCTTATCTTATCAGAAAACATAGCGATCAATGTGTCGAAAGCTTACAAATCTCAATTACAGTAGACTTATTATCTGATTTGATCGGTGGTACCAAAAGTGTTTCCATATCTTGTACCGATAATGGGTGCGGCTTTGGCGAAGACCAACTTAAAGCTTTTCTAACAAAAGATACATCATATAAAGACGACCTTTCTATCTCAGGCATTGGAAAATGCAAGGGAGCAGGACGAATTCAGTTTTTTCATCATTTCTCATCACTGTCAATTGATAGTACCTATCTTAAAGGGAACGAATTAATTCGACGTGAGATGCACTACAAAGAACCTCAGAAGCAAATTGACGCTCATCATTTCACCAGTGAAACTGCAAAGTCAAATTCGGTAGGGACTTCGTTCATATTGAGCGACCTAAAAGACAGCATCAGAAGCAAGACCATTCCCGCTGACGGGATAGCAGATCATTACTCAGCTTCGACACTAAAAAAAACTGTATTAGTAACTTTCTTACAACGACTCATTGGGCTAGAAAGCCAATTAGGGCAATTTAGCATCTCATTCTTAACTCGTCAAAATGGAAATTCTGAGGAGAAGGAATCTTTAACGCGTGCTGATCTTCCGACCGCAACTAACGAGCGCATTGTTCAGATTGAGGAGCAAGACCCTAGAACAAGTAGCAACCTTGGCACATACCAAGAATTCAAGGTCTCTCACTATCAGCTTGATGCTAGACAGTACGGCCTCCCTAAAAACTCAATTGCGCTCTGCGCCAAATCTTATCCGGTCAAAGATATTACTCACCGATACCTGCGAACTCGAGCAGAGCAAAACAATCCGGTACGCGGTTTGCATCATATAGTTTTAATAGAAAGCGATTACTTAGACCAAAGCGTTAATGAGCAACGCGATAACTTCGATAACATTCCAGAAGAAATCCCAAGTGGCGATATCTTTTCCACAGGAAAAATATCTTACACTGCTATTTATGATGCTATAGACTTAACGATACATGAAATGGTAGTACCTAAAAACTGGAACAAGGAAACTGTTCTACAGGAAATCACCGAACAATTTGGCATCACTGAAGCAATGCTCCAAGACACGTCAACACGCATAATGTATGGAGAATCAGCGCACGCAGTAGCTGAGCGTGTCTTAAAAAAATATCAGGAACGCGTAGTAGATGAAACAGCTGAGATATTCAATCTCAAAGAAGAGATATTGAAAGCAGAGCCAGACTCTGATGAATTCCGAACAAAAATCAACGAAATTTCCTGGAAGTATACTTCTTCATTAAAGAATTTTGACATGGCAAGCCTTTCACAACTAATCGTGCGCAGGGCAGCAATAGTTCAAATTCTAGATCTAGCATGCAAAAAAAAACTTGAAATGCAGGACATCACCGATAACACTAGACGCAAAGATGAGCGTATCATCCACAGCGTTTTTTTCCCGATGAGAAAAGACAGCTCTGATGTGACCGACCATGACATTTGGTTACTCAGCGAGGAATATCACTACTACGACTACATCGCTTCCGACATGCCGTTATCGAATATTACATGGGACGATGGAGAAAAGTTATTTGCTGATGATATAGACAAAGACTTCGCAGAGCTTCTCGCAAAAAGAGTAACCGACAATGGAAGCAAACGACCAGATATTGCTTTGTTTAGCAAAGAAGGATCGGCAGTAATTCTAGAGTTCAAAGCTCCAGGCGTTCCCATGGATGATCATATCGGCGATCTGTCGGAATACGCTCATTTGCTAGCAGCCAAATCGGGCGGCAAGCTTAAGAAAATACATGGCTATTTGATTGGTGACACCGTAAATTCCCTGCGATTGAATGGATGGACGCCCTTCCCGACGGGAAATGGCTGGTTTCAGTCGGGCGTTCTCCTTGACCATCGAACCCGATACCCTCTTGGCGAAACATATTTTGAGATATTGCATTTCTCCGATATTATTGAAAGAGCAAAGAAACGGATAGGGGTTTATCAAAGAAAATTAAATTTTAATCTTGATCACGACGAACAAGACTCTTAACGTATGAACTTTCTCTGAAACCCGTTGCCTGAGTAGCCTTTCAGGCAACAGCTCAACCACATAAATTTTAATTGAAAAACCTTCAAACATCACGAGTATGAAACTCTTGCAAATAACATTTGCTTACACCAAACGCGCAAACACAAAACCTCATTAAACTTTTTTGAAGGCTTTGCATCCACAACCGGCCTCACGAGCACTTAAATTCACTCGCAGCGAATACATCGTGTGCTTCAATCAAACAACGGCCCATTTTCTGGGATTGCTATCACATCCGATAAATTAATGGTTCTGATAGACTGTCCGAATAACAAAAAATCTTTTATATCCAGCGGAGCGAGTTCATGCTGATATAATCGTTCGGAAACTATATCTTCACGTAACTCCATAAGAAGTCGCCCCAGAACATTTGCACCTACTAGCTTATTATCATTCTGCGGCGACGCCCCCCAAAACTTGTCTTTCGACGACTGTTCTACAATAGGAAGCCCCTCAGTCATTAACAGCAATTTTGAGAACCTATCCCAATTCTGGACAAGTTTTGCACGCAAGCACCATCGCATAACTCTAACGCGCACCCTCATCCAGTCAGGCCTGGACTCAGATCGGAATGGCTTAGAGCGCATTTTAGCGGTCATAGGGCTGGTTTGAGAAACAATAAGGCACTGAACTTCAGGAAGGTGAGGAAACCGACATACCTGATAAAGTGCCTCCGAGGTAAGAATTTTCCTTTCATTAACAAAAAGGGGAAAGCCACCGGCCATATTTGAGAGCCCGCCAAACTCGTCGCTCGTTTTCAGGAACACAATGCTATTACTGCGATCGTACTCCCTAATGGCCACTTTCCCCATTTCATGCTCCCTACCAATGCAATAATCTATTAACTGCCGCATCCGCGTTCGTTGAACGTGGAAATAGAGGATACCACGGATCACCTACCCATAACGCAAGTGGTGCATTGTTAGGACAGTTTCTGTATGTAACAAACATCGACCCAAACCCTAACATCTCTAAACTATTATAGCCAAGCGGCCTATGCCTAGTCGGCAGGTTCGGGCAAATCCTTCTAATCTTTGCTCCAGCTATTAAAAACTGCTGTTCAATTAAATTTCTCCCGGCGGCCGAAGAGAAAATAGCATGCCCCCCCCTATTGTTACCGACCCTATACTCTGGTGCCCGAGACATTTCTGAAATGTAATTCGTGACGTCTTGATTATCAGGTGCATTCTTAGGCCTTAAGACATCAGAGTCAGAGTTATATCGAAGTCTATCTTCAAATTCAATGACAAACCTCCAGTGATATCTTATATTTTTTCCTGACTCGGCTATTACCTTATCCAATCTCTTTCCTACATTAAAATTCCCATAGGAGTGCATTGCAATAACGACTATATACAATTCAGCACTTCGTGGCGCAGAGTCATTGATCCAGGCTGCAACATCTGCAAGCAATCTATTTCCAGAAAAAACAGCGTCATCTAAATAGAAGTAGTTACTGGCATCACAAGAATTTACTGATACTTCCTCGCCGAACTCTTCGGCAACCAATCGAGAAAACATTTGAACTAAGTCTCGCTGACTATTACCGCCCTGTTGAATATCTAGAAGACACGCTTCGGACCAAAATTCAGCCGCGCCGTCACCAAAATCATCATCATAGATCAAACCTGAAAATATCTCTTCAACCTTGTCTTTTGAGAAATACGTTTGCTCTAGGACGTGTACAGTTTCCCGCAGTACATCGAGTTGCACATCCCCATCGAACTGAGCCAGCCAACGTTTGACATGGGCCTCATCCGGCTCGTCGATACGGTCTTGCTTATAATCGACTATGATAGCTAACAATTGAGCTATCAACACTTGACGTTCTGACATATCGATCCTTCCGTGGCGTAACAAAGACAACAACGGAATCATATTGCCATCATGCGCTGGTGGTTGGTAGCGATTTATAGGTAAAAATTAATGAGAATTGGGAGACAGGCAAACATAGACTCACAGTTGATAAGGGTAAATCAAGAGCCCCCCTAATAACGATCAAAGACAAATACCTTTTATATCAATAATATAGAGTATTTTTGACTCCCGGTGCCGCACCATACAAGGTTTCAAAGGTGGTTTCTGCAGCCTTTGAGATCTCCGAAAACCCGCCTTTTGGCGTTTTTCTTTAGGGATTTAAACTCTGGAGTTGGCAGGCTGGTACGCTGAGGCATTAGGTCCGCAGATGACGGATCGGACCGGATCGAACGGAGAGGTTCACATGAGTTTTGTCGAGCAATGCCTGGAAGGCAGCGTGCTGGAAGAGGAAATCGGGCAGTTCGTTGAGGACTGGCACGAAGGACGCGAAGGCGCAGATATGGAACTGCACGAGTATCTCGGCATGAGCTGGGATGAGTATCAAATATGGGTAACAACCCCTTCAGTTCTCTCGATCGTGCTGGCCACAAGAAAACGTGGCTATGGAAATGCCACAAGGTGAAAAAGAAATGACCACTCATACGCGATCCCATGACGAAAGCGTTCTCGACATGCTTCGTGAGGACGAAGCATTTGCCATCGAATATCTATCTGTTGCGCTGGAGGAAATCGACGAGGACGGTGGTGAAGACGCTTTCCTTATCGCCATCCGTCGCCTGATCGAGGCGAGAGGCGGTATGGGAAACCTCTCAAAGAACACAGGCCTGGCCAGGCCCAACCTTTACAGATCTATTGCGGCTGGTGGCGACCCCAAGCTCTCCACCATCCTGAAAGTGCTCCAGGCACTGGGCGTGGGAATGTCCAAGGTCGTTTCGCACAGGGCGGACGTGGGCAGCCAACGCACCGACCCGTGACGATTCCTCACCCCGGAAATGGATCTACGTTCCACCCTAGCTGGATCATCAATCCACAAAATAGCGTTTTTTGCGCCCTGTACATCCAATGCCCGCATAACCGAAAACACCAACGAACACACCGTCCTCCCAGCACCCCACCAAGGCGATTACCTGTCAACGCCAACTAAAAAGTGACCCCCTTCCGTGCTAAATCGCCAACTTAGTTTTGACCCCCCTCGGGTTCATATTTTCGAGCCGGTTCGGCCCGAGAAGATTTGGTTCCTGCTTTGCGCTTGTCC